AATTCCTTCTATGTGTGTATAACCTAATTGTATAGCCGCTTGTACTCTTTGGCTACCTCTAAATACACTGTATTCTTTTTCAGCATAAGTTACACCACCAACACCTTTTCTTTCTACAGGAGAAATAGTATATTTTCTAACTTCTATTGGATTTTCTAATTCTTCACCATTTAATAACTCAGGTAATGGTGTCATAGATTTGATATAATGAAGTTTACTTATCTCCAGTATTATCTTCTTTTGACTCTGTAACTTTGCCTTCAATAGTTTCATCTTTTTTCGCCTGTAACATTTTCTGTAGTTCTGCTGTAGAACCTACAAATAAAGCATTTTGTATTTTAGTATCTGACTTCTTTGTAACTTCTTTTAAATCTTTTAGTTTCTTTTGTAAGTCTTGTAATTTATCTGTTACTTGTGCAACTTGACCAATTAACTGACCTGCAACTTCGTATGCTCTTGGATGTTGGCCTTCTTTTGCAATATCTAAAATACCCTCAATTGCTTGTTGACCTTTTTCAATTAGATTGTAATAGTTTTCTCTACTATAATCATAGTCATTATCTATATCTGTTTTCTTTTCATCTATTTTTCTAGGAACAGGAATAGGTTGTTCAAAATCAGCAACTGCTATTTTGTTTTCTGTTTTTTCTAAACCTAAAATTTCATTTACACTATCTTCTAATTTACTCATCTGTATCACTCACTGGATTATATCTCTTACTATCACTAAAGAAAGAAATGGTTGTTGTAAATCCAAAATCATCATCAGCATCAGCATTTGCTGGGCTAGGTACTGTAATAATTCTTTCTTCTCTTTGTAAAGGTGCATCTGTATCGGCACCTAAATCTGCTTGAACACTTGTAATTACACTTGAATTAGACATTGGTCCATATAGATATGTTTTAGCAGTAAAGTTTAAAGTATAGATAACTGCTCTTCTTCTTGTAAAATCACCTGAGTATGTGTCTTCATAATTTACAGTATTTAAAATAATAGGAATATCTCTTTTAATTTGTAATTCAGGTATAACATTCATTGTAACAGTATATTCAGGTTGAAAGAATGGTAAAATTTGTTCTATAATCTGTAAACCATTTTCAGCAGTAGCTGTAAATGAATATAAACTAAAGTTAATATTATAAGGTACAGGTGCATAGTTAAAGTTAAGTTTCTTACCGTCTTCATTTGCTTTTACTCTTACTGTCTTTTGCATCTTATTAATTTTTCTACTTGCATCATAAGCTAAACCAGTAATTTCAAAACCTAATCTTGGTAATGTAATTGCAACTTCTCTATCTTCTTGTAAATTAGCCTGTTGTTCTAATCTTGCTAAAAACTTTTCTTTTGGTGCATATGCCAAAGGCACTCTTATTCTTTTAGTAACAGCACCTGTGCTACTTGTATTTTGAATAATAATATTATTAAAGATTTGACCAAATGCAATAGTCAACTTTCTTAAACCTTGATTGTAAAAGTGTGTACCAAACATTATTCGTCAATCTCCCCAAATGGATTTCTTTCTGTGAAATCTAATATGTCATCTGCTGTTGATAAAGTATCATAACCAGCTTCTGTATTTAAATCTAAGTTACCTGCGTATGGCGATTGTGTTTGTATATTAGCTTCAACATAATCCTCATTTAATAATAAAGCAGGTTGGCCTGTTGCATAATCGTGGTAATCTTCTAAAACAATTGAACCTGCACCTGTCAATACTTCTTGTCCATATTCTAAAGTAAACTTATACTGTAATTGGTCAAGTGTATATTTGTCCTCAGTTTGGTCAATAATTTCTTGGCCTGTATTAAGTTGTTCATTTGCATATTCCCACCTAGTTACTTTTAATTTATAAACAGGTAAGTTACCAAGTTGATAGAATGGCTCTTGGTCTTCTACAAATAAAATTTCAAAAAATGATTTCATTAAAGGCACATATAAAATGTCACCTTCATTTGGTCTGCCAGATGCTGTTAATGTAGCAGTGTTACCCACATGTTCTTCAAATCTTCTTTTAGAAACAACTAAAGTAGTATCATCTCTAATCTCTAAACCAAACTTATTAATGATTTCATTTTCACCTGCAAAGCCTTCATTAGTTTCAAAATACATTTCAAGTAAATATGAATCATCAAACCTACTAGATGTATCTTCACCTAATATTAAATCTCTATTAACAAATGTACGAGGTAAATAGTAAATATCTTGGCCGTATATTTTTAGGCCTTCGATAATTAAATCTTCGTGTAGTCTTTTTTCGGCGTCATTACCAATCCCTCGGCCGCCTTGAAAATAGTGATTAACTGCCATTGCATTTATCCTATAAGCATTGCTGGATTTAATTCAAATGTGCTTCTAATTTCTGTTTCTAATTTTTCAATATCCTGTAATGCTTCAGAATAAATTTGTCTACCATTTAAAGTAACACCACCAATCATTGCTACACCATCAAACTTAGATAGGTTAGCACCCCATTGTTTTTTAAATAACGCTGTTACATATCTTTTTAGATAAATGTCATTATACACATCTGTAAAAGTTTCTGGATCCAGTTTTCTATAACACTCTATAACAAGATATTCACCGACTTGTAAATCATTAGTCCAGTCCATATCAATGTATAGTCTGTTATCGTGTTGATTAAATCTTAGAGGTTTTTCACCTACTAATACATGGTCTAAGAAATCCAAATGTCTTAATACAATATCATAATTAATAACACTTGTAGATGAAAAATCATACAAGTCATTTAATCTTAATTGGTATCTTACATCAAATAAGTTTAAGTTACCTTTATCTGAAAATGGAAAAATGTTTATTACTGATACAACTGTTTCAGGTACAACTAAAAAATTATTACCCTCACTCCACGCTGTAGTTACTGAATTTTTAGTTACAGATTCGGATGAATTACCAGTGATTCTTGCTTTATCACCACTTGTGTATTGATATTTTAAGTATGTTCTACGAATACCGTCATAGTGATATTGTGCGAAATATTGTAAGGCCTCATCCAGTCTATCTTCTAACTGGTCATCATCAACATTAATTTCAATGACAGGCTTACCTAACGCTCTTAAAGCATACTGTTTTAATGTTTCTCTTGTTGCTGGAATTGCCATATTTAATACCCTTTTCTGGTATATTTATAAGAATAATTATATCTTAGGGAACAGATTATCCTGACAAAACAGCTTTATATCATCTTCCGGTAGACCCAATGACTGCATTACCCTTGGTGTATGAGGATTTTGTTGTTGATGTTCACAATAGTAGTTTTGTGCTTTGATAACATCTTCTCTTGTTGCCTCACCATCGTGGTTTCTAATTTTGTCTATATAATTTGCCAGATTGTCGACCGCTAATGTACAAATCTGATTTAATTCTTTTTCATCTCTTACATTACCAGCGGCTATCATTCCACCACTAAAAATAGCTTTTGCCCAATCTGGCA